AATGTCCACTGAGCAAATGAGTCGATACTTGTCCGACTTTGCGCGAGTTCAGGGTGCGAACTATCAGCTTACTGATCCAGGGATTGAGGGTCTATAAATGGCTAAGACATTGAGAGCGCAATGCTTGACGCAAATTCAAAAGCTTGCTCGGATATCGGCGGCTAATTCTAACGGTTATGCCCAGTGCGTATCCTGCGACCCAAAAGACATGGGGGGCTGGCATCATTGGAAAGACGGGGATGGGGGCCATTTTATTCCCAAAGGTTCATCGAGCTACTGGGCGCTTGAGATTTGCAACGTGCATTTTCAGTGCAAAGGGTGCAATGGGTTTGGTATGAAGCATGGCAGTAGCGAGGCTTGGTATACGCTTTGGATGCAAGACTTTTACGGCCATGACTTTGTTGAAAAGATGCTTCGAGACAAGGGTAAGGAGCGAAAGCTTTATGCGGCAGATTATCGGGAGATGTTAGCCGAGTTTAAGACGTTGATTAAGTTCCATGAGGAACGGATAGCAATGGGCTTTGACGATGAAAATTAAAGCCTTTCGAGATAGCGCCGGGTATCGCACAGCAACAGTGGAGGTAATCGCTGATGATGAATTTACCGATAGGGACATTAAGCGTGTAATTTCATTCTTGTTGTCCCTATTAAAAGCTGAAAAGGTGGAAAAAGATGAGTGAGTTACTTGCCATGTTGACGCCGGGCGCACCAGAGATGAAGGCCGATATGATTCGGGGTACGTCAAAGAACAAAATCACCGCAGGCGACATTGCGGCTTGCCTGGTACACGTTGATAGGCACACTTACCTGTATGCACTTAGCAAGTTCTGTCTTGATGATGAAGCACGTTCTGAGCTTAATCGTTTAGCAATCGCGGAGGCTGAACACTGCGATTACCGGGTCAGTGAATCGGAGCCCGATGATGTGGTCATTAGACTGGCTTTGGCTGCTTTAAACTATGCGATATCAGCGTCTAGGTGCTGTGCGTGTAATGGCGTAGGGCAGCTCATTGAGCAGGCAAAGGTAACCACCTGCAGTCGATGCGCGGGGTCAGGTAACAGTGAGATGAGCGTAAGGCGTCTGGCTAGTATCCTTGAAGTAGGGCGTTGGCGATCACAAAAGGTATGGATGCCCCGTTTTCAGGCGTTGGTGTCAGATTACCAAGTGCGTGATGACGCTTTGCATATCGTTTTAAGGCGAGGGTTACAAGATGGGTAAGGGCAGTGAGCAAAGACCGACTGATTTTAAGCGGTTTAATGCGAACTGGGATGCCATATTCCCTGATAAATCCCTGATAAAAACACCTGATAAGGAAGTGCGTCAAGCCCAATCAGAGCCTGACGCAGAGGAGAATTCAAGTACGTGTCAAAAGGTACTTGATCGCTAGTGCTGTTTGCCGCAAATTCTGGACATAAATGACCTTAATTGTTCAAATGCTTCAAGCTCTTCAGGAAGCCATGCAACTGGAAATTCTATTGAAGCAGTATGTTTAACACTAAATGCAAAGCGCGCAAACTTTACTCCTTTGGAGTAAATGGACATTTCCGTAACCCCTATACTTTGGCCTCCACACCCTTTCCGTAACCAGACACTCATATTGTCATGTAATAGGGTATGTATAAGCTGTGATTGAAGTTCATCGTCATTTAAGTCCAACTCCAAATCATACATTTGCCATTTTGCGTCATAAGATATACGAAACCTTGGATATTCCGTAATTACCTGTCTCATAAGGATGATGCAGTCTTTAATGGCTTTTATGTTGTGTACTTTATTGGCCTCCTCAAGTTTTAAGTCTTTTTGTTCTGTTGACATTTTTTGCGGCACTAGAAAACGCCTAAATTCTTTGGGGTGAGCAGGGCATATATCCTCTTCTTTGAGGGTTGTAATATTCAGATTTAGGCGAGATTTGAAATAATTGATGTCATCAAGGCAAGTTGCCAGATAGCTGATATCCCTAATTTCTGTGTAGCCATCTTTACCAGAATATTCATTACTAACGGTGGTGGGTATATTGCTTAATAGTATTCGCTCTAAATTCCTAACATTGTCCCTGCTTGCCTGTACGATTAATGATTTAGAATAGTTTATGTCGTAGGTAGAGTTATGCTTTATCACTCTACTGTAATTATTTGAGCTAACGCCTATTTTAAAATGCATATCATTATTGAAAGGCAATATGTACAAGTAGTTATGTGGCTTTAAGTCTGCGTTTGTCAGTGGGGTGATCATTCTGTCGGCTCCTCCGCAGAAGGTAAGGGTTTGCCGTCAGCTATTTGCTGTATTAGATCAATAAACGCTTGGTCGTATTCACAAGCATCCTCCTCCATTGCATCAAGCAGGTCTTGTGCGGCGTTCCTTATGTCAGCGTTAGGGAGTGTCATGGTTCTGGCCTCGACAGTAATGACTTTTGTTTCAGTGATGCGGCTCCTAGCATGATAGCCAGGTAACGCTGTGGGTTGCTCTGTTGCCAGTTAATAACAGTTCTAGGGGCAACATCGACTAGCTCGCAGGCTTCTTGCAAAGACTTAAAGCCTAACTGTTTTGCAAATTCAGAGGGTTTCATCGGATTCCTCATTTGTAACTACGCAATCGTCAGGTACGCTCAACCACTCTACATGCCCACTTTTAGTCAGGTCTGAAGATATTTCGATTTCATCCCCGTCACCGCTATTGAGTTTATCTTCAAGCTCTGAAGCCCAGGCGCCAAGCATCTCTTGTGAGCGTTTAGATTCAATAAGTTCTGCGTCTAGCCAGCCATCAAACGCTGTTGTTTTGCAGACATTCAACAAACGCTCTGCGATGTGGGCAATGCCTTGGTTGGTTATTTTATAATTATTCATTTTTATTCTCCTTAAATGCCCCCGCAGGGGCGTTTGATTAGATATAAACAATAACTGAGTTGCAGCCTGTATTCGTATCGTAACCGTCAGCCTTGTATTTGTCCGCTATCTCTTTGGCTTGTTCTTTGCTAAGTGGCGGTGGATTACGAGATTCTTCAATCGAATTCACGCCATATTGATGCCAAATTCTTTCCGTTGGTAATTTATAACTAACTTCGTATGTCATGTTCATATTGTCTCTCCGCGTTGTGAAGTTATATTATAACAGTAACTATTACACTAATACAACTATATTACAGTAAATAAGGTAATAAACTGCATTTCGGACAAAGATTGCGAAAGTTTGTCCGTTACATCTGATGTAAGCATAGGTATAGCCAACAACCAAAAAAATGAAGTCTCGCTTTACCTTGCGGACAAAGATTACGAAAGTTTGTCCGTGTAATAAAGGTTGTTTTGTGGTAATAAAATATAACCACATAGTGTTGTGTTACCTGCCACAATGTGGTTAAATATTACCAAGATAGGGTTTTTGACTCTCTTAGTTATCTATTTACCTCCTTCTTTGGCTGCTTTTGCGGCCTTTTTTTTCTGTCTTCGGTAGCTGTTTAAGTATCCCCGAAGTGGTGTTGACCTATGGCTAGACCTACCGTGATGACGCCTGACGTTGTCTTTAAACTAGAACATGCTTTTAGCATGGGATGTACTGACCTGGAAGCCTGTATGTATGCGGGTATCAGCAAGGCTGCGTTCTATAAATTTCAGGAAGATAACGCGGCGTTTAAAGACCAAAAAGAGGTGCTTAAAAGTAACCCGTTTATGCTTGCTAGAACCGTATTAGTAGAAGCTTTGCGGGATGGCGATGTCAACACAGCACATAAGATGATTGATCGTAAGGAGGGCAGTAAAGTTGCTCTAGATCATGTATCAAGTGATGGCAGTATGACGCCGACGATTGTGCAGTTAATTCCTTATACGCCAGATGATGATGCTTACAGCGAACATTAATCTGCCCGGCAAGCTGGTCCCAGTATTCTCTGGTGATGCGCGCTACCGGGGAGCCTTTGGTGGTCGAGGGTCTGGTAAGACAAGAACCTTTGCGCTGATGACTGCAGTAAAGGGTTATCAATGGGGAATGAGTGGTCAGTCAGGGCAGATACTTTGCGCTAGGGAGCATCTGAACTCTCTCGATGAAAGCTCATTAGAGGAGATTAAAAGCGCCATTCGTGGTGTTGACTGGTTAGCGAATTATTACGATGTGGGCGAGAAGTATATTCGTTCAAAAGATGGGCGCATTAGTTATGTGTTCGCCGGGTTAAGGCGCAACCTAGACAGCATTAAGTCTAAAGCCAGAATCATTATAGCCTGGGTGGATGAGGCCGAGCCTGTATCGGAAGAGGCGTGGCGTAAGCTTATCCCTACAGTGCGAGAAGATAACTCTGAGATATGGGTAACGTGGAATCCAGAGGCCGCACGATCATCTACAAACAAACGGTTCAGAGATGCACCGCCTGATGACTCTAAGATAGTAGAGCTGAACTGGCGTGATAACCCGTGGTTTCCAAGCGTCTTAGAGAATGAACGACTAGCGGATAAGAAGCTACGTCCTGATGTTTACGACCATGTCTGGGAAGGAAGCTTCCTGCAGGCCCATGAGGGTGCGTACTACTCGCATCTCATTGAGGATGCACGACGAGAAGGGCGTTTAGGGAATGTCCACGCTGACCCTTTGATGGACACTAGGGCTTACTTTGATATTGGTGGGACCGGGGCGAAGTCTGATGCAACAAGCATATGGACAGTTCAGTTTTACAAGTCAGAGATTAGAGTGCTGGGGTACTACGAGGCGCAGGGTCAGCCGTTAGCGACACACGTTGCCTGGCTGCGTGATCAATCACAGAACATAAAGACTGTTGTGCTTCCGCATGACGGTAGAACACACGACAAAGTCTATTCGGTTAGTTACGAGTCAGCGTTGAGAGATGCTGGCTTTAACGTGGTGGTGGTGCCTAATCAGGGCGCAGGAGCCGCAGGGCATCGAGTAGAGGCCACCAGACGAGTATTAGGATCGGTACACTTTAATGAGCCAGCGTGTACGGCAGGCATTGAAGCCTTGTGCTGGTATCACGAGAAACGCGATGAGAATCGAGGTGTTGGGCTAGGGCCTAATCACGATTGGAGTTCTCACGCAGCGGATAGC